AGTGGCCTAACACTGGATTTAATGCGGACATGTCCTGCTCCATCCTCTCTGTTACTTGGTACACTACTGTACCTCTTCCATTGGGACGGTCGCATCCCAACCCACTCAGGCTAATTAAATCTCCAGCTTTAGGTTCTATGTCTTGATTAAATGATGCATAATCAAAAGCAGCAGATGCCGCAGTTTGAAATGTACTTATATGAACAAACCCAGTAAATTCGTCTCCGGGATCAAATCCAAATTTAGTTAAGCTCACAGCGTCATCTGAAAGCTGTATATACATTTGCATTTCAAGAGGACCTTCATATGTTTCAACATTAACACCAGCGTAAGAACCTACATTTTCTCCATATAGTAAGTCAGCTGATAAAGTATTAAAGGTGTTAACATAGTAGCTAATTGCTATGCCATAATTGTTTATTAAATCACTAAATGCTTGATCATAAACTAATTGCTCTGCTTGTAAATTTCCTGGATTAACAAACTTGCCACAAGCAGGTATAGCTGTTGCAGCTAATACCTCATCAGGTGTACAGTTTATTCTATTTTCGTTACATAGGGGCATTTTATTTTACCTCCAATCTACCGCACTGGTTTCCTTCCTCATCCTCATACATTTTTACACACACACCAGAATTTCCCAAGCCCTTAACTTGCCCTGGTTCATACTGTACACCATACTCACTTAAAGTGTTCAATAGGGGCTGCCCCATCAATAAGATTTGGCCTCCTCCGTTGCGCATTAAGTTCTTAACATGAGGACTTTTATGAGAATATTCTTTTGGTACGGTGTTTAAATGCTTTTTTTCAGGCCCAACGCTATTCGGGTTTTTACCATTGCGCATATGAGGATTCATAATAGGGTTACCTTGAAAGTATTCAAAAAATGTCTTAAAGTTTTCCATGTAAATTCTATCATATGATTTAGTAACCTGGTCTATTAAATCCCCTATTACTTGGGTATTACGTAGGACCTTGAACGCTAAATTTTCAATGCTAAACTCTCCTTCACGAGCCAGTCCTCTCTGTCTCATTTTGCTTATCTTTTCTTTTAGCTTATTTGCCCGGGTATGTAGCTCCCTTGCCTCGTCTCCCTTTGCAGCAGAAATCTTCTCTGTTAAAATTTCAACCTCTTTTGCTATAGCATTTGCCTTTTTATATACATCTCTTTCATCAATTGAAGGTGGGTCATATGTTGGCTCGGTAATCCATTCATCATCTCTTATTGAATAGAGTCCAGATGCTACATGTGGCTCATCTTTATCCTGCATATACATCTCAACATCATGCCCGTTAAGATTTATATTATGCCTTAAATTCCAAATAAACCGATCACCATCTAATGCCTTTTTAACTAAATCTTCATCCTCATTAATATCTTTAAAATCTATCAACACGTGTACATCGAGATCAGAATAGTCGTTGTAGTTATAATTGCTGTTACTACCGGTAAGCGTTATGTCATAAATATCGACATTTTCTAAATTTAACTTTTCTATAAAGTCTTTAGAGATTAACAATAGCTTCTCTCTTATATTT